CAGGTGCCGGTCAACCGGAAGGTTTTGCTCCTACTGGTCAATTTAGACGCGGTAAGCGCGGTAATGTATCTGAATCAGCTAGCGCCGCTACTGAGGCACAGGCCGGTGCTAGAGAAATGGCTGACCGCTCAGTTGATGACTTACTAGATGAGGTTTATACCAAAGAATCACTATCTCCTGGTGATAGGCGTAGGATTACTGCTGCTAAAGAAAACTTGATGAAAACTGACCCTGAAAACTTTAGGAGTAGTGAAAAATGGAAAGTTCTTGATAGGCTTGAAAAAGCTGGTCGTAGCGACTTAGGTAGAGGCTTGGCTTTGATTCCGCGTACTATACGCAAAACTGCTAATGCTGATGCGCTTGTAGGACGTTGGGAGCGTAAACTTAAAAATGTACTTGATGATCCAACTAAATTAACTGATGAACAATGGAAAACAGTACAAAGTGCGAATGATGCCTTTACAACTGCTCGTGATAGAGCTGCTACACTGGAAGAGAAGTTTAGGCAAAGCGGTAGTGAGGCTGATTATAAAGCTTGGGAAGATGCTCATAGAGCCGCTAGGGATGCAGATACTTCTGCTAAGATGACCGAAGTTAAAGTGGCTCAGGAAGTGCTTAAGGGTGAAAAAGGTGCTGATGTTACCAAGACTATTGATGCTTTGAAAAAAGAGGCTGATGTCAACACAATGGATTTTGTGACTGCCAATATGTTATCTGGTACTGGTACAGGCTTTAGAAACACCTTTGGTACTGAGCTAGCCGGTATAGAGAATAGATTATTTGCTAATACTAGAGCCAAAATTACTAAAGCTATTACTGGTGAAGATGTTGGTGGTTATAGTCGTGAAGGTGCTAGATTTGGTCGTAAAGTAGGTGCTGGCAAGTGGGTTGATGATATTAAAAGACGCGCTACTGTTGGTGGCAAAAACCCTATTGAATGGGGCAAGAACTGGGCTACTGCCATTAACTCTGGTGGTGAGTCGAGTTTACAGTCTCAGGTGTATTCACGACTTGCGAAGTACTATAAGAATCAATTTGCTGATGAAGGTTTATCTGGTAAGCAGTTAGACCTTCGTATGCGACACGCTATGATTACTGACCCTGATAATATGGCTGATATTTACCTAGATGGCACTATGAAAGCTAGTGGTTTGACCGGCTTGTTTGAAAAAGGCCAGACTATTGAAAAAGCCGTTTCTGATTACTTTGGTGGTAAAACGGATAGTAAATTAGTCAAGGGTGGAACTAAATTAATAATGCGTATGCTCGTAGGATTTCCAACTGCCACCGGTAACTTTATGTATCAATCAGCTAAACGCCTTACACTTGGTGTACCTTCTTATATAGAGGCTGGTGCTAAAGCTGTTAGTGGTGACAAGATGGGTGCTGCATTAGCACTAGATCGTGCTATGAAAGAAACTGGCTCAGGTGGTGCTATATTTGGACTTGGTGTAATGCTTGGTTCAACTGGCATGATTTCTGGTGCATATCCAGAAGATAAAGAAGAACGTGCTCAGTGGGAACGTGATGGAATATCTGAAAACTCTATTAAAATAGCTGGTAATTGGTACCCGATTCCTCAAGGTGCCGGTATGCTTGGATTACCTCTTATGACTGGTGCTGCTGTTGGTCGTGAAGGTGATAGTAACGAGAGCCTAAAACAGATGTATTCACGTAAGAACCTTGCAAAACTGTTACCTACTGACCAGATACAGGGCGCTTTAAATACGCTTACTGATAATGGCGAAAGTCCACAGGCTATGAAGAACATGGTTGCTAGTACTGTACGAGCTGCTACGCCAGTAGGTGCTTTACTTAACCAAATTGCTAAATCTACTGATGAAACGAAGAACGACACGACCACTAAAGACTTTTGGAGCAACGTGCTTGACCAGGTATATAGTGGTATACCAGGTGTAAACAATGCTATGGATATACCTGACAAATTAGATGATGCCGGTAATCCTATCAAAAATCCTAATCCAGTAGCGCTTGCGTTTGGTGCTACATCAGCCGCTCAAGGTGCCGGTGAAGAGCGCTCTAAACAGATAAGCCAAGAAATTCAAGATGCCGTAAGCCAGATTGATAAATATGGATTACTAAACGATCCTAACCTAGAAGGTGTGCTTGATGGTTCTGGCGAAGAGGCGTTAAAGAAACTTAACTCAGGCAAAAAACTTGATGAGAGTGATGTTAAAGCACTTAAAGAAGGTTTGGTTAAGGGTGTTAGCTCCGAAGGTACAGATACCGCTTATCTTGAACGTGAGCAGTATGACACCAACTTGGCTGTATTGCAGATGAAACGTGATTTGATGAAGAATGATCCTACAGTTAAGCCTAGTTCATTGAAAGATGTTGATAACGCCATCAAGCGTGGTGAGGTCTATAAAGAGAATAAGATACCTTATGACCTTATATCTGATTATCAAAGTATTGGCGTGGAAGACTGGCGTAAGATGGGTATACCACCAGAAGATGATGACCATGACCCTGATTTGTACAATCCTGAAATGTATCAGAAATTGTATGATATTGACCGGTTGCTAACTGAGGCTGGAGTATCGTATAAGAAGGGCGCTCTTGATAAGCAGAAATACTTTGTTAAAGAGGCTGGCAAGGGTGGCCGTGGTCGTGGCAGCGGTTCAGGTGTTCGTGAAATAGATACCAGCTTTGGTAGATTAAAAGACTTTTCGTTTGCTCCAAAGGTGCAGGAATATAGCAGTATTGACGCAAAATCAGGCAGTATACCGATTATTCGGACAGTTCGACCTAATATAGTTCATAAAATAACCAGTAGCAGGTAGAATAAGAGTATTATGGCAGCCATTGACAATATCAGAAACTTAGCCCAAGACACCTACTACAGTATTAACGGTGCTGAAAATGATGACACTGGCGAAGACCTAGTGACTTTTGAAAACAACTTTATTAGAGGTTTTAATCTCTGGCTTGATGAGTACGAAACGGAGACATACTGGAATCAAGTTAGGGTTGATGATTATGAACTAACTACGATTGGCGATACTACTACCTACTCATTTGAACTATCAGACGAGTATCGTACCCCTGTTATTGATGTTGATAAATACCTTAAATTTGTATCTGATGGTATTGTGATAGCGAAATTTAAGATGGTTGACCCTAATCAGCGTCAAGTTGATGATGATTTGATGCACCCTGACCGAGCTACCTTTGTTGGCCGGAACATAGTATTATCACGCGCTCCAACGGCTGCTGAGGTTGGAGCTACTATTGTACTTGATGTGGTTCAATATTTCCCTAAACTCACTCGAACAGATGACAGCGCTCTTACACTTATATATAACAAGAATATAGCCGTCTTAGGTGTTGCGAAGAACAATACATTGGCTGATGTTACTAAAGTTAGTCTTAGTCCTAGTTTCGCGCAACGATATGCTAACGAGCTTAATAAGGCCATAACGATCAATAACCAGACTAATGAAGTTGACGAAATGCGAAGGGATGACTATAGCCATATAGGTGGTATCTGGTAATGGCTGTTGCAGATCCAGTAAAAGTTAAAGGTGCGGCAATCGTCACACCAGTCCAGGTAGTTTCTTTTGCTGGTGGTTTAGATGAACGTGGTGATTACAATATTGCGCCAGATGCTATGAGTTATGGCCGGAATGTTAGAGTCAATTCAGCTAATAATGCTACTAAACGCTATAGCAAAAAACGCTGGTTGCCGGATTCAGTAGGCTTTAATGGTGAATGTTCAACCGTATACTACGGTGGTCAAATCATTCATTTCATAGCTGATGATGAAAAAATTAGGTACTGTAGTCCAAATGATACTGAATGGAGTGATTGTGGCGGCTCTAATACGATAAACACTGATGAAGGTGTTATTACTACCTTTATGCGCGTCAATGATGTACTTCTGTGTATGAATGGCGAAAACTTGCGTTATGTTGACTTAGCTACACTTGATGTCGTTGTCTTTACTCACGTAGATGACCCAGTAAGCGTACTTACTGCCACACCTACTGGCATAACTGGCACCGGTCCGTTTAATGTATGGTATGGCATAACTTATAACTCTGATGGTGGTGGTGAGACTGCTACCGGCCCCATACTTGCTAAAGCTGTGTCAAAAAGCCGTTCTACCTGGGCTGATGATGGTTCTGAATACTTAACGATTGCGTTTAATGATACGCCGCCAGCAGGAGCAACAAGTCGTAACTTATACGCTGCTATTTCATTACAGGGTACAACGCCTGTGCCAAGTGATTTGGCTATGCTTAAGTCGAATATACCTATTGCTGATGCCAGTTTTGTAGATAACGGCTCAATAGGCTTTGATATTTCATTTAACCCTGCACCTGATACTAACTCAACCGAAGGTATTAGGGCTACAAACGGTACTATGGTAGGAAATACGCCGGTTCTATACGGCGATCCTGACTCTCCATATGACTTATATTTCGGTGCTTTAACTGATGATGCCGTAACTTTTGGGGCAAATAACGGAGCGCAGCGTTTACCGCTACTCAAGGGTACAAACTACTATCCTACCTCTGTTGTAGGTTTTCGTAACAACCAGAACATACCTAATCTGTTAGCTCTATTCTCTGGTACGGAAGGTGTATCTAAGCAGCAGATTATTAGTATGAAGACGCTTAGTTACGGTAATACAACGATTAATTACTGGGGTGCTGATGAACTGAACGCTGGCGCTAGTGCCGTATATAGCAAATATGGTGTTGTGTCCTATCTTGGTAAGCTGTTATTCCCTTCATCTGACGGTATTACGGCTCTTCAAACTGAGCAGGATCTTCAAAACGTCCTAGCTCCTTCTATAGTGAGTGAGGCTATATCTGATACCTACTCCACTATTAAAAATGCTAATTTTGATAAGATTGTTGGCGGTGCATGGAATAATCTGGTTGCCTTCACCGTACCTTCTCGTGGTTACAACTACAATAACCAGATGGTAATTTACGATTTGACGAATAAGAACCGGCCTAAATGGTACATTTGGGATCTAGCGGCTGATTGGGTAGGTGCCGTATCACCTCCTAACAGCGATAGCTTTATGTATATTCGTGAAGGTAATAAGTTCTTTAAGCTAGTTGACTCTTATGTGGCTGAGGATGAAGAGAGTGATGGCACCTCTACACCATATCCGGTAACAGTTGAAACGGCGTTATTATCTGCTACTCAAGCTCGTAACTCTTTCTTTGCAAGTACTCAAGCGGTGGTATACTTGGCCAACTTTATTGGTTCAGTGGATATTGAGGTTGAGTATATAGATAAAAAGGGTCGTGTTAAACGGAAGGTTAAAACCTTTACTAATGGCTCTCACACGCGCAATTTGCAAGCCGGTTGGGGTAATCCACGGCTGTTATGGCGCTCATTCAATAACAGAGTAATCAATTGGTCAACACCTATGCCTTCATCTGGTGAGTTTAATAATACTCAGAAGATTAAAAAGCGCTGTAGGATTAGGCTGCCTAACCCAGTTGTGAATGAGGCTAAGTTCAAAATTTCAAATAACCTAGATAACACTTCATTTGACGTAGTTAGTTGCGTCATTGAGGCTGTGAACATAGGAGTAATAGGTGATATAGTATAACCATTATGGCTGACGCATATAAACCAACTAATCCAAAAGCTACTACAGATACAGAAATTACTAAATTCCTTCAAGAATGGCAACGCGGTAAAGAGTATGTTGATAATGCTATTAGGGATTTTAAGCGTTTAGATACAATTGCTAACGCCCAGTATGACGGTGCTAGTGGTAAAAATCCTAATATTGGTGATACTACTGTAGCTGGTATTGTGCGCCAGATTATGCGTACAGCCGTTAAGAAGTTGCCTCAAGTATCGGTTGAAATCAATGGTTCTAAAAGTACGGTTGAGGCTATTACGTGCCGACACCTTGTAGATGATGTGATTCTTAATCCTGAAACCTTTGGTAAAGGGTTCGTTAATACCTTGCAACTTGGAGGTCGTGGTGCCTTATCTCGTGGCTTTAATGTATTTCAGGTAAGCAGCACTAAGATGTATGGCCAGTTTGGTATCGTACCTAAACTGATTCACTTTAATGACTTTGCAATCGAGCCAGGCATACAAGAAGGTAGCCATAGTCCTTATTTTTATATTCGTACTAAGATGACACCTGGCAAGCTGCAGGGTATTTATGATAGAGAAAAGACTAAAGGTGCTGCAAGTACTTGGGATATAGCAGCGCTCAAGGCTCTTATTGAAACTGGACCAGACAGTAGCGGTTCTGCTGATTACGCTGAATATGTGACTCCTATGGAACAAAGTAAGATTGAGGCCGGTGCTGAGACTTACGATATTATTACTCGTTACCATCAGGATAAGACTGTACCTATCAAAACTTTCAGCCCTAGCATCAACCGCTGCATCCGTACTGTGCCTAACCGTTCTAAGTTTGGCTACCCACGTACACTATTCCTAGTTATTGATCCGGCTGAACTATCACCATTTGGTGACAGTCGTGTACGACTTGCTAGCCCTAACCAGAACTTCTTAATGGCATTACGCCAGAACGTAGCTACAACTTGGCTTTATAACAGTAGACCTACAATGGTTAAAACCGGCGTATTCTCAGGCGCTACAGCGCTTAAAAGCGGTGGTATCATCACATCTACAGATCCAAACGCTAAGATTAGCTTACTTACCCTAGATACGGCCACTAGCCAGCAATATCCTAATATTAGTCAAGAGATTACCAAGCAGATTCAAAATATGATGGGTATGAACCCTGGCCAGTCTCTTGGTGCAATCGGTGACTCTAAAACCGGTGTTGGCGCTCAAGCTCAGAAGATGGGTATTGATGATGCTATCCAGCAGATTACTAATATCATTGAAGAGTTTTTGCGACATTACATTATTTCAGCATTAGACCTCTACCTATCCGAACAGGAAGGCGAAGGTGTCATATATGTAGATGATTCGACTCGTGAAGATATTTTACGACTCAATGAAGATGCGTTTCCTGATGAGAAGAACCCTAATGCACTTAAAGTTGACTGGGGTGTTCTATACGATTACATCAAGAAAATTGGTGTTAAGGTTGATACTACGATTAGTAAAGAAGACTGGACTAACGAAAAGCGTGCTGATCTACAGGATGCCGTGACTGTTATGAGCCAGACAACTAATCCAAATGATCCTGCAGCTATGGAGCGTAAACGTATAGTTGAAGATAAACTGATGGATGAAACTGCCCCTGAACTAGCTACTGCTTTAAATAGTGTGCCACCATCTGCCCCTGTTGCACCGCAACCTGATTTGACAGGAATGGCGCAGTAGCGTACAACTATAAGCAATATGGGCCTAACAGAAGACATACCATACAACGTAAGTGAATTTGCTACTCCTGAAAAAGAGGAAGAAAAAGATCCAGACGAGCCTAATAAGAGTGTGTTGCAAGAAGTCCAGCAATATCTCGAAGAGGCTATTGTTGAGCATAACTCCATTGATACTATTGATTTGACCGAAAAAGCTAAGATGACTCCTACCCAACAGATTGCCGTTAATAAACTGGTAGTAGGGCATTTAAGAAGTATTAAATCAACGATAGATAATAAATTAAAGGAGTTAGCATAATGTCAGATACAGAAGACGAATTTAGCAAAGCATTTGAAGGTTTTGGAGAGGATGAGGCACCGGTAACACCTCCTGTTACGCCACCTGCTGATCCACCAGCAGACCCTCCAAAAGAGGATGCCAAACCACCAGTTGAGGAGCCTAAAAAGGATGAAGAACCGGCTAAAACGCCTGAGAAAACTCCCCCTGCAGCAGATGATGAGAAGAAAAAGGAAGAAGAGCCTAAACCGCCTGAAACTCCAGAAACGCCACCAGCTTCCACCGAAACGCCAACGCCTCTAACTAAAGATGACGTTACGGCTATTATTAGTAATTTGCGTAATGAAGAGCGCAGCTCTGGCAAAGTGCTGGAAGACACCACAAAACAGGTATTAGAGGCTTACTATCCAGAAGGCTTATCAAACGTACTTGTTGATGAAAAATCCGGTAAAGAACTTCGTACACCACAGGATGTTATAGATGCCTCTGGTGGTGAAATGTCTACTGAACAGGCTACTCAGTGGCTTATGAATGAGCAGTTTAAGCTCGATAAGCAAGTTGAAGGTATTAAGACTCAGGCTAAAGAAATTGCTGAAACTACCGTTAATTTCAGGCGTGATGCCGTAGCAGCAGTACAGAAGTATGAACCGCTGTTTAAGGCTTATCCTAATCTGCAATCTAAAGTCTATGAAAAGTTGATGAAACAGGTTAAATTTGATGAGAAAAAAGGTGTCATTCTATCAGCTCCAGATGTGCTAGAACACTATGACGATTACCTAGAACCTTATCAGCAAGCATTTGAATATGCTAATAACAAACCGGCTACTAACCCTACCCCTGATCCGAATGAGCCGCCGAAACCTACTGCCGAAGATCGTATGGACATTTCAGGTGATGGTGGCGCAACACCTCCAGATGATCCAAACGATTTTGCACAGCAAGTTAAAAAAGAATTAAGTAAACCGCTTTAAGGAGAATGAAATGGAAGATGACAAAAGACCAAAGGGAATAGGATTTTTCAACATCAAGACTGGTGAAACCCGCTATGCACAACTTGAGCCACAGGTTCAGGCATATATCAATAGTTCAGATATAGGTATTAACGCCTCTCGCGGTCAAGATTTCAAATGGAGATTGACAGAGGAATGGGTTAAAAGAGTACGCGCATTTCGTAAGAATGAACTGAAAATGTCACTTTTAACAGATAAGAATGGTGGCCGGACACCTACTACAACTCAGATTTTGTACGCTATTTATGGTGAGCAAATCCGAGCCGCACAGGAACGTGCTGAGGAAAATGAGAATCCATATGAAGAAGAGTATTTGCAGAGGATTAGTAGTAAGCCTGAGCAAGTAGTTGCTCCAACTCAACCAAATGTGGAAGAACCGGCTCCAGAAGAAGATCTACCTAAGCCAAAAGTACCTGCTAAGAGTAAGTAACATTGGCTAAGTCGCTAGCATATTCTTGCTGGCTGTTCTCAGGAGAGTGTAAAAACTCTCCTTTTTCATTCCAGTAAAGAGCTAATGCAGCAAATAGATAGCGCAACATATCAGCAATATGGCTTTCAGACTTATGATCCGGTCCAATATAATCACCAGTCATAGGGTTATATTTACGCTTATAATTACGGATTCTTTGTGAAAAGTTACCTGTCATGCCCTTATTGATAAGTAGTCTAGGCAATCCATCTACCACGCGTCCGATACCGATATTAACACCTTCGCGTTTTAGGGTAGATACGTTAGTAAAGCCTTTGCTATGCAAATAGGCTATACGGCTAACATTATCGTTTAGACTGGCAACAGTACCGTCATGTGGTAGGAAATGCCACTCGTAGTTATAAGTTTTTTGTTGCAGTACTGGAATGATTGAATCTAGGCCAAAGTTGTGTGTTTCGTAAATATCTATAAGTCGTGGCTTACCTTTAAAATATTGGAAAAATCCAATAACCATAGTATCAGCGCGGCCTAAATCCCATACCGTATATACTGGATATGCAGGGTTATGCGCCCATTCACCGATAGTACCGTCCTTATCCTTAGCAGACATAATTGAGCCATAATAACTACTGGCAGAGGCTTGCCCCCAATCGAGTAACATTTCTTGACGAAATTTAAAGTCGTTACCGTTACGCAGGATGTACCCCTGTCGAGTCTTTTCTAGCTCTTCTTTAGTCATATAGTGGGTAGCATCAATGTAGCAAGTGTATTTAGTGCCAGTGGTATCTCTTTTAAATGCCTCGTGCATACGGCGCATAGTTTCACCGTTAATACCATCAATCTTAGGTGTACCGGTGTAGATACGCTTACCTTTGTTGCGTTCAGTGATAGGAGCAACCACGTTCACAGCCTCGATAGGTTGGTCAGCAAACTCATCAAACCAGTAGATCTTACCGTTAGCACCACGCAGCGCCTCCACATTGGTAGCACCTAATAACCTGAATATAGAACCGTTTATGAGTGTTTGGCGCATATCATCATCTGAATTGCTTTGGCCGGACACAGATAACAGAGGTTGAGGCATATGATTAAGGGTTTTAAATCCATCATCTTCAATGTTAGTCCAGAAGTTATCAAATCCCATTTTTGCAGTAGGATAGACTGCAACTGCTGTTTGTACGTTCTTAACTAGTTCTGGCACGATACCTTCACTATAGGTAGTCGTGGTTTTAGCACCACGCCTAGCAATTACCAATAGTAATTCATCAATCTTAGGGTCGTTAAACGCCTCCACTATCTCTTTTTGATAATCTCGTAGTGGTAATCGGTGTGCTGGAACTTGCATTTGGTTTTAGTATACCACTTGTGGTATTATGCGATTAACGGAAGACAAAACACATATTATTTTAATTGAAAGGGATTGCTCTTATGGCATCTGAATATGGCATTAAGACCAGTTCAATCCTAGACAAGCCGCTTGAGAAAGCCTCGTTTGT